ATCAAAAGCATAAACTTCTTCTTTGCTACCGCTATAATTCTTTAAATAAAAAATGTAATAATGTACTTGATCACAGCTTATGTTACTTATCATATTTACTACATCTTTAAAAAAGGGCATAAGACCACCCAGATTCATCTTTTTCGTGCTATATCTGTTTAAGAATAACTCGCTAAAATCTGTGTATACCTCAATTAAAAAAGTTATAGAAATATCTTCACTATTCTTTATCTGTTCAAGTTTTTCTTTATAAACATCGACACTATTTTGATGTTTTCTCAAACTGCTTTCAAATGAAGTCAGAAAATTTTTGTAGGTTGCTTTGCTCTTCCGCTCTATTTGGTTTGAAACAGTTTTCATAATATCATCAATAGCTTCTCCCGGCACTACATCTGATGCCAATACCGATTCCTTATGGGTATTGTATACATCACTAATTTCCTTTTTATTCATGACACCTGTAGACTGGACTTTTCCCCTTTTCTTCTTTACAAAATGATCAACTCTAAAATGTTCTATTCCCAATAGGCAATTGTATTTTTCATTCCGTCTTATAAAATCTGGACGTTCATCACACTCTATATCCTCACAATCATGAATTTCCAATATTCTCTTGGTTTCATCTGTACCATGTCTCATTCCAAAATCTATAGCTGAATTCAAGCATTCTAATTCAGAACTTTTTTTCTCATCCATGCAACCACCTCCATGATTAATTTTATCATGAAAACTAAAATCTGTCGAAATCTTCCTGCGTTGCAAGTTCTGCATATTTACAGTCATCGTTTCTGCTCTCTGCATACATATCATTGATAAGACCTATCGACACCATATCAAGATCTGCCATCGATAAGCCTAACTGCACACAGCGAAGCAAAAACAACGGGGTTGTCATTTCACGCTCAGTTGGGCGAACTTTTTTTTAGATTCAACATCCGTTTTTACATTCAGTCCCCAAAGTTCAATCAGCTGTGGAAGAACCTGGTAAATAGAGAATGTATTGAAATTATCAAGCCACTCTTCTGGAGTGTCCGGGATGGATGGGTCTGCGTGTTTGGCCATGATAAAAGCTATGTTTTCAAACATCTCAAGTGAGAACATATCCAGATTTGATGACTCTTCCTTTCCATCACCGATACTTTTCTCAAGCACGGCAAGATCTTTATAAATATCCCTCTGAAACTTTAATCTGTAGATTCGTGGGATGGCTGCACTCGCTTTGAATGCAACCTTCTGTCCGTCAATCTCTATATCTTTTCTGATTCCCATATCCTGCTCCTCCTTAAGATACAACCTTGGCTGATTTTACAGACTGCTGTTCAGCGGCCGCTATTGGCTGATATACACTCTTGTACCAGTTGTTATAAACTGTATCAGTAGTGGCATCACCTGTCTTAGCCTTAACATATCCGTCTGCCATCGGTCTTGCCTTTATGGTAAGTGTCTCTGTCTGTACTTCCTTCTCATCCTCATTGGTCTTAGACTCAATTGTTGGACGGGATGCCGTACAGTTATAAAGCACATGACGGATTTTTCTGATATCTCCATCAAATTCAAACAGAAGTGCAAAGCTACCTGTTTCAGAATTTGCATTCTCGACAAGGACCTTATTGGCATCCTGTTCCTCTTTTAAGATATCTGTGCGGAATGACTCAGGAATCATGGCAAGTTCAAGGTCACCATCATATCCCTGATTGTTGTTGATTACATAATACTCAATACCATCTGCATAGAATGATTCCGGCTCACCTGTCGGATCCATGCTGATGGATACTGCACCCGGCATCGGTACAGGAGTTCCAAAACTGACCGTGCCTTCCTCTGCAACAGTAATCGGTGCGTAATGTACATTGCAGATATTAAACTTGACTTTATTCTTTTTATTAGCCATCTTTATATCCTCCTTCATACTGGCATGGCAAACTCGAAGGCTACCTCATAGAGTTTTTCTTCCTCTATCCATACCTCCGACTGCTCATAAAAAATACCGTGGTTATCAAGCACGGCAGTTACTTTTTCTTCCAAGGACACATCCTTGAAATCTGTGTACAGTTCAATCCTTACTTCACTCATTTTGTAATAAACCTTGCCATCGGCTGCAAAGTTATCACTACCCGGCAACAGGTAACACAAAAATGGTGGGTCGGGACTTTCTCCCTCTGCAAAATGGTCATATGCAAAGGGAATCCCCATTTCTTCTATGATTTTCACTAATGCATCCATCATGAACCTCCAATTGCCTTTTTAATATCAGACTCCAGTTGTTTGACAGCACTTTCTTCAGCGGGTGCGATATGTGGGACTGCCTTTGTCCTTCCACCGCCCCTTTTTGCATGACCTTTCTCAAGCAGATGTGCAAGCTGATATTTCTTTGGGGAATGTACTGTAAGTTCCAAAGATTCAGAAGTCTCTTTTGTTGTACTGACCTTCCAACTCTTCGAGTAGGCACCTGTTTTCTTTGGAGCATTTGCCTGGATGTCTTTTTTCACTGATCGTCCTGCTTTTCTCACAGCCACCTTCATATCCGAGGTAACAAGGTCTTTATATTCCATAAGTCCTTTCATGACTTCGGATGCCAAATTATCAATCTGTACATTTGCCATGCTATCTCCTCACTTTCCTGCATCTGAATTTCAAGCATTTATTCTTGTAATTCATGTGGTCAATAAATGTAATATCATAAAGTTCCCCATTAAATAAAATACGGAGTTTTGTGCTGTCAGCACAGGCGAGCATCTTACAGTAACGGACTGTAAAAGCAAGGTCTGATTCATACAGCGTATTGGCTGCCACACTTTTTTCCGAACCACTCTCACCGCTTACCGTGGCATAACACGAATAATAGTCTGTCCACCTGTTTTTATGGTTTCCGATAGCATCTGTTACGACCTCATCCTTCTGAAATGTTATCCGTACATTTAAAAGTGCTACTTCCATCAGAATCCCGCCTTTCTAATCCCAGAAAGCATGGAACGGAGCGACATGGCAAGTGCATGATGGTCGCAGTCCTCACGATGCTCATACTGATATGCCACCGCATACATGACTGCTATCTTTGCATTTTCCTTTTTCTCAAATACAGCCTTGCTTTTTATTCTGGCAATGTCCATACACAGACGCTCTGATGAGACAATCAGATTTTCAAGAAGTGTATCATCATCGTCAAAATCAATCCGAAGATAATTTTTCATTTCATCAAGAGAAATCATTCTGTTACACCTCCATAAATCTTTAAAGGCAGAGCAACTGTTTGTCACTCTGCCCCATTGGTTCTCTTAGGCTTTTCCTGCCTGTGCATCGGACTTCAGCTTAAGAATCTGCACTGCTTCTGGAAGTACTAACTTACCATCCACACGCTCCTTAGCCACCATACCGATCATGCCGTTTCCTGCAAAGAGTTCATTGAGCTGCTTGAAGGAACGGGTTCCACGGTCACCGATGTTGTAATACTTATAATCACCGAAGGAAATCGCATCTGCAGGTGCATAAGCAGATGTTCGTACCTGGTAGCCAAGAACTCTGTCCGGCTCTCCTGCCTGGTATGATGGCTGCCAGATGTATGCCCCGTTGTTATCCTTTAACTTACGAAGCTGTGCTAATGTAGCATCGTTCATAATAAAGGATGCATTCTTACGGTAAGGTCTCTTCAAAGCATAAACAAGGTCAAAGAGGTCATCAGACTTAAGTGCTGCCGTAAGTGTTCCTGCAAGATGTCCACCATCTGTTGCATTGAAAATACCTGTAGGCTTGCCCTTGCCATCTCCATTAAGGAATGCATCCTCTTCTGCATTTCCGAGCGCCTTACCAAACTCTGTGATAATGTAGTTCTCAAGAGGGAAAGCAGAATCATACAGAAGTTCCTCTGTGATCTTGATAGCAACATGAAGCTTATATGCATCCAGAATCATCTGGTCAAATGTAGCATTTCCAAATGAAAGAGCTGCTCCTTCCTCAATCCATGCTGCAGCCGGTTTTGTAGCTGCGATGTTAATCTTATGCTCCCCGGAAGTAGTAATTTTGGTCGCAATTCCTCTCATGATATTCTCCTCTGTAAGAACATCAATCAGTCTGTGGTCATACTCTTCTGGCACAAGATAACCACCATCTGCATCCACACCTTCCTGTAATACATTGGAAACCTGTCTGAAGTTGCTGCGGATTGCATTTAACATAGCCTTCTTATACTCATCAGATGCACGGCCTGTCTTTACCTTGCCCTGTGGCCCATCCTTATAAGGCTTTCCTGTAATAGGGGAATTCACAGGCTTGGAAAGTTCCTGCTCCCTTCTCTCGGCTCTCTGCTGTCTGTCTATGGAATTGGTAAGTTCCTCGATATCAGCCTCCATTCTGCTGTATGTCGCAGCATCCTCAGCAGATAAATTGCCATTCTTATCCTCATGGGTATTTACAAATTCCTTAGCCATCTCCCATGCCTTGGCTCTCTTGTCAACTAATTCCTGTACTGTCATAATCGCAGTCCTCCTTAAATATACTTTTTGATAAGATCCAGACGGTCTCTGATTTCTTTGGCAGATACACCGTCAGTTACATTCGTGGCGGGGATTTTTGCCTGCCCTGCAACATCCACGCTTGGCTTTCTGTAATGCTCTTCCAGCTTATTAAGAAGTGCATTGTTTACAGCTTTGCGTGAAAAAAGCACTGAATTGGATGATTTCTTTTTCTCATCCTCTTCGGTGCTTTCTTTATCAGAATCGCCATCTTCATCCGGCTCATCATCTTCTTTTTTAGGGAACTCATTTTTTGTGATGATATCATCAGCAAATCCAAGTTCCACCGCCTTGGTTGCATCCATCCATGTTTCAGCATCCATAAGCCTTGATAACTTTGCCCTCGACATTCCCGTCTTTAAGGAATAGGCATTTATGATAGAGTCCTTAACCCCTTCGAGCATTTCGATGGCTTTTGCCATCTCGGTATGGTCCCCGAATGCTACTGTCGCAGGGTTGTGGATCATCATCATTGAAACCGGGGACATAAGTACATTGTCACCTGCCATTGCAATCACGGATGCTGCCGAAGCTGCAATACCGTCAATCTTTACTGTGACATTCCCCTTGTAATCTGCGAGCATATTGTAGATTTGAGCCGCCGCCACACAGTCACCTCCCGGTGAATTGATCCATACAGTGATATCACCACTTCCGGCATTTAATTCATCCTTAAAAAGCTGTGGAGTGACATCATCGTCAAACCACGACTCCTCTGCGATGGTTCCGTTAAGGCTGAGAACTCTTTCTACGATTTCCTCGTTTGTTTCCCGGTTGAGCGTTTTCCTGCTCTTCCAGTTCCAGAACTTCTTGTTCTTCATCGGAATCCTCCTCTTCTTTTTGTGCTGAATCTGCAAAAATTCCTGCATCTTCAAGTTTTGTCATATTTCCATTGATGAGGTATAAATCCCCACCAAGTTCAGCGGGTATCCTGTCAAGGTTCTCCAGTTCCCGGATATCATTTGCAGACATCCAGCCATTCTGCCTTGCTGTTGCATACCCATTCATTCTGCTCTGATAATCTCCACGAAGGAGACCATCCACATTAAACTTAATAAAATAGTCTTTCTTCTCCTCTTCCGACAAAAGTCTGCGTACCATTGCCTGCTCCAGTCTTGTAATCCAAGGGCGGAGTGTATACACAACAAACTCCAAAGACTGCTGTTCAATATTGGAAAAGGTTGCTTTATCAAGCTGTCCAATCATGTGAGCCGGAACTCTGTATATCCTTGCAATCTCTGATATCTGAAAATTCCTTGTTTCAAGGAACTGTGCCTCAGACGGATTTATGGAAATCGGTGTATACTTCATTCCCTCTTCCAGAACTGCCACCTTGTTGGAATTGGATGAACCGCCAAATGTCTGTGTCCAGCTTTCCCTTACCTTCGAAGGGTCTTTTAATGTTCCCGGATGTTCAAGCACACCGCTTGGTGCAGCCCCGTTTGCATAGAATTTACTGCCATACTCCTCGGCTGCAATTCCCAGACCTATGGCATTTTTTGCCATCGCAATAGGTGAATATCCCACAAGACCATCAAAGGAAAGTCCCGGAACATGAAGGATATCTTCCGGCTTGAGCCTTACGGTTCCCGTTTTATTGGTAGGTGGATCATCGGAACTTACCGAATATTCATAATAAATATTTCCTTTATCATCCCTGTCCACATTCATCCTGTCCGGCATAAGAGGATACAGTCCAAGAACTTCTCCCTTGCCGTTGCGAATGATCTGGCTGTATGAGTTGCCCCATAACAACAGATGTGTAAGTGCTACCTCGAAAAAGGAATATGCTGTCATCTCTGGATTTGGTTCATCATGTAGCAGATGGTATAGAGGATGGTCGATTGCCTTTTCCTTTCCGCCATTTTTGTTGTATTTATAAACATGGAGTGGCAGACTCGCCACCGACTCTGAAATAACACGGACACAGGCATATACTGCCGATGTCTGCATGGCACTTCGTTCATTTACCCTTTTCCCGGATGCGCTCTGTCCAAGAAAAAAACTGTAGGCACTACCCGCTGTCCTGTTTGTGGGTGCATCCCTTGATTTAAAAATTCCACTAAATATTCCCATTGCCATCCCTCCTTAAAAAACAAGCAACCCTCTTGTGTCATACACACTTTCAGAAGTGTCATTGCCACAACGGATTGCCCTGTCTAGTGCCATAATACAGGCTATGGCTCCATCTATCTTTTCTGTTGATTTCGATTTATCTGCCTTAATGTTTCCGGCAGGGTCTGTTCGGATATATATGTTATCCATGTTCCACCGAAGAACTGGGTGTCCTCCATGTGCTATTCTCTGTTCAAGCACCAGTTTCATTAGTTCCTTGGTAGGCGGTGACATGGATGCAAATCCCTGTCCCATAGCCACAACATTAAATCCCATTCCTTCAAGGTTCTGCACCATCTGTACTGCTCCCCACCTATCGAATGCAATCTCACGGATATTGAACCGCTCACCCAGATGTTCTATGAATTTTTCTATAAATCCATAATGGACTACATTGCCTTCCGTGGTCTGTATATATCCCTGCTTTTCCCAGACATCATAATTTACATGATCTCTTCGTACACGCAGGTCGAGCGTTTCTTCTGGGAGCCAGAAGTAAGGAAGTACATAATATTTTCCTTCTTCATCTTCCGGCGGGAACACAAGGCAGAACGAAGTAAGGTCGGTGGTGCTTGAAAGGTCAAGTCCTCCATAACATACACGTCCCTCAAGGTCATCCTCGTTAACAGGGAATGCACAGGCATCCCACTTCTCCATTGGCATCCAACGGATACTCTGCTTTACCCATTGATTCAGCCTTAACTGGCGGAATGCATTCTCCTCTCCCGGATTCTGCCTTGCTGATTCACAGGCGGCTTCGACTTTATCAATTCCGATTGTTTCTCCAAGAGACGGATTGGCTTTCTTCCAAACTTCTGGGTCTGTCCAATCCTCATCAACTCCTGCACCAAATATCACAGGATAAAATGTGCTGTCATGCTTTCGACCTTCCATAATATCCAGAGCCTTCTGATGCACCTCATAGCAGATGCTTTCGGTGTTATTTCCGGCAGTAGTTATAAGGAAATACAGCGGCTGCATTCTTGCATCACCAGACCCTTGAACCATAACATCGTATAATTTACGGTTTGGCTGTGTGTGCAATTCGTCAAAGATAACACCGTGTGTATTGAAGCCGTGTTTGTTAGAAACATCAGCTGACAGCACTTGATAAGTACTTTTTGTCGGAATGTACTCCAACTTTTTCTGTGACTCATATATTTTGATTCGCTTACTGAGTGGTTTAGAAAAACGCACCATGTCGGCAGCTACATCAAATACAATTTTTGCTTGATTTTTATCTGCTGCGCAGGAGTATATCTCTCCACGCTGTTCCCCTTCGCATAATAGTAATAATGCTACGGCAG